TTGTCCGGGCAAAACATTACACCGCGGGCGTCGATCACGTCACCAGCAAAGACGTCGGGTTCCTCCGATGCAAGAACGCTGGCGCACTGTTCGGCACCGTCCAGCGTAAGAGCTGGGACGTCTCCTTGAACGGCATCAACTCCCGTGTCTGCCGCTACGTGCGCGATGATCGCACTGGCGAGTTTGTACTGAAGTGGGCTTGCGCTAACATCGTGAAAACCACGTCTCTCGGCATGTACACTCAGTCCGCTGGGTCCGTGCCTGGCATGAGCGGCGCTTTGGTGGTGACGAGTGAAGGCAAGGTCATGGGTATGAACTTGGGCGACACTACCCCGGAGGGTGGTAAGCCTACAGGCACGCTCGTTGGGTCTCGCCAGATCGGCGTTGTCGCCGGAAAGTGCTGCGTCCCTCTGGACTCCGTCTTCAGATGGGCAGAGGTGCGAGCAGCACATTCGAAAGGGCTTGACAAGCTCCGACGTCTCTTCCAGCGTGGCAACGAGGGGGATCGGCATTCGATGTCCGGCAGAGAGGGCGCCAACGACCAGTCCTATGAGGACGATTGGTGCGCCTACGATGCTGAGAAGGAGGCTAAGGAAGCCGACGACGACGAGGACATGGAGGGCGAACGCGACGACCTTCTCGACGGCACAGCCCAGAACGCCACGCACAAGTACCGCTGCGAAGCGAAGAAGCACAAGCGTGCCCTGTTTGATCGCGACGAGCACTCTGGCTTGGACAGCTCAGAGAAGAGCGAGCTCAGCCTGGAGATTTTGGCTCTGACACAGCTAGTGCACGCCCAGGGTGTGATGTTGGCTGACATCAGACAAGGCCAGGTTTCCTTGGCCTGCCAGATTAAAGCCCTTCGCCGCGACGACGACTGGGCCGCGGCCCAGACTTGCGCTGAACCCCATACCGCTGTCACCCAGCTCGTTCCCCCTCCCTCTGGTCTTATGGACGCGGTTGAGAAGTGCGAAACTGTGTTGACCCTCGACTGGCTGAAGGCCGTGAAAGCTGAGCCAGACCAGGTCTTGATTGACCTCGATCGGCAAGCCCATCGATCTTTGTTCGCTGATGAGGATTTGAGCCAACGCTCTCCTGAATCGGCGCCGGTCGCATCTGCTCGGCCTAGGAGGCGCCGGCCTGCAAAGGCCGAGCCGGCGGGCCTCGGAGCTAACAAGGTCGCGCATGTCAAACATTTCCGGCCCGACTACGAAGGCATGAAGGTCGGCGACGCTATCCGCGCTGCCAATGCCAAGGAGGATCGGGATACGAAGGCGCCCGTAAAGGCACCGAAGCCAGCCCAGCCGGTGCGCGTTGCGCACACCGGCGTGTCTTTCCACGGAGTCCACGCGGCCACTCCGTCTTCCCCCCAGGGAGAGATGGTCGGCCTCTGCGCGGTCTGTCTGGAGCCATCTGCGGCGTCGAGCTGCTTCTGCTCTAAGCATGAGATTGTGCATGAGGCCCTCGTCGCGACTGACATGCCGTCAGTGGGCAGTGAAGTCCAGCAGCAGCTGGCGACCTACATCTCCTCCAAATGCAACTCCATCACGGAAACCCTAGAAATGGGTGGTTTTACCTGGGAGAAGCATGAGGGGCCCCCTCGCTTCACGCACAACAACCGTCCCTTCCTGGAGGTCGTGGGTACTACCAAGTTCAAATCCGGCAAGCCGCAAGGCAAAACCGAGGTGGACAAGGCGCCCCAGCCCAAGTTTGTGGACGTAGCCGTTGAGGCGGGCTTCGAGCAGGAGGAGGTCGCCGACTTTACCTGGCCTGACCAGTCCCATTTCGGCATCTTTGACTCTATGGCGGCCAACTTGTCCAAGCGGATTGCCCACAACGAGGTGTTGCCGGGTGAGCTCACGGAGTTCATCCACAAAACCGTGGTGAATCCACCACTGCCTGTGGGGCCGCATCTCGACGCTGACCTTGCTCGCAGTATTGGAGAATGGACGCGTGCGTACATCGACTTGGAAGAACTCCCGGCTTGCGCCGGTGAGCGTAGTCCCGAGGAGTTGTTCATGCACACGTTTGTCCCCCTTGTGGACCAGGCGATCAGCGCTTGCAACCCGGACAAGTCAGCGGGCTGGACCGGCTCCATTATGGGCAAGCCCCTCAAGGGCGCAATCATGAGCGACCCCGCGTCTCTGAAGTTGGTGAAACGCACGGCGCTTGAGCGACTTTGGCTCTATTGCACCGTGCGCGATGTGGCGTTTTGTAGTGCTGAGCAAATGGTGCTCCTTGGCCTCCGGGACCCTGTTGTCCCAGCAGTCAAGGGGGAAATGCACCCTGGGCGGAAGGTCTACAAACGCGATTCCTCGAAGGCCTACGTCCTCGAGGGCGGCAAAAGGGTTAAGCTAGAGAACCCGCGCTGGCGAACGATTTACTCGCAGTCCATGGTGGACGAAGTCGTCGGCCGGGTTCTCGAGAAGCCCCACAACGCTCGACAGCAAGCGCTGTACGCCGCAGGCGCTGGTGTGTGGACAGGCATCGGAACTGGTTCCGATGACGCGAACGTCCGACTCACCAAAGCCCGCGTCACAGCTGCTCTCTTCGCCAGCCCAGACGGATGTGTCGTTTCGGACGACGTGTCCGGGATGGACTGGTGCGGCTCGGGCTGGTCTGCCGCCGTCGATATCGCAGCGCGTCTGGCCACGGCTCACAGCTGTGTGCCTGACCAGCCTAACGCCGACGAGGCGCTCCTGCACCTGATGATTTTCCGGGGCTTGGTGGCCTATGGATGTTCTCTGGCCAGGAGCACGTACTTGGTCGGCGACGTGCTGGTTTCGCAGGCGGTACAAGGAATTAATGATTCGGGGGTGTTATCGACGGGGTTCAAGAACTCCACGCCGAGGGCGTTCCTCGCCTGGCTTACGGGTGCCCTTGGGGCGACAGCTTGTGGAGACGACTGCGTCGCAGTCTACTCCAAGCTGGTTGAAAGCGGAGCTTTGACTGCCGTCGCAGGACGGTACGGTTTCGAGATCCGCGATCAGCTCCTGAGGCGGTACGGAGAGGGAGGCGGCTTCGAGTGCTGTTCCAAGCTCTACAGCTGGGACGCCGATGCCGTCTATTCCTTTCTGAACCTCCCTAAAGCCGTTGCGAAAGTGTGCTCCAACGGCGTGTTGAGTGACGACACCTACGCCGGCCTGCTTTTCGAAACCCGGCACGACCCGGTTAACCGCTGCAAGTGGATTAAGTTCCGCGAGCTGCTGGCGACCGTAGGTTTGTGCGGTGACGGAGACGTGGCCGCGCGGCCTTGCCCCGACGAGGACCCCCTCGACGCCAACTTTTAGGTGCATG